ATGGTGGGGAGGGGTATACCCATGGATCCATTCAGTTCTTCCCAGGCGCGCCTGGAAGTCAGTCTGGTGGACCTTTAGAGAACCTCACCAATACGGGTATTGGTACAACTGCTATTGGTCAGTTCTCTGTTATTATTCCACCAAAAGGTGGACATGGATATGACATTTACAGAGAATTGGGTGCGTATAGAGCACTACTTTATGCTAGATTTGAGACTCTAGAAACTAATCCAGACATTATTGAGGGTAATGACTTTGCTAGGGTTGGTATTATTAAAAATCCAACCGTATTTGGAAGTAATCAAGAACTTCTTGATACCTCTCTTGTTAGTGGACTAAAAGCACTTAAGTTGGGTGGTGTTACTACATCAACAACATATGCTGTAGACTCTGTAATCACACAAACAGTTGGTCTCGGATCAACTGCTATTGGTATGGTTGCTTCTTGGGATAATATCTCTGGGGTCCTTAAGTATTATCAACCAATGGGACTCGCTTCTAGTGAGAGTGGTTATAAAATTGTTGAGTTTACTTCTACACCTGACGCTGGATATGGTAGAACAATTAGTGGAACTTCAGTTGTAGGACCACTTTTGGAAATTAACAGTGAATTTAACGGTGTCTCTACCTCAATAAATAACAAGACATACCAGTTAGGACTAGACTTCGTTTCTGGAATCTCTTCCGCTGAGTATAATACGAAATCTGGTGAAATTATCTACATTGATAATAGAGTTGCAATCCCCAGGTCTTCAAGTCAAAAAGAAGATATCAAGATCGTACTGGAGTTCTAAAGAACAATGCCACAAAATACTAATCTCAATGCGTCTCCATATTTTGACGATTTTGATGATCAAAAGAATTATCAGAGAGTCCTATTCAAACCAGGACTTCCAATTCAATCTAGGGAGTTAACAACACTTCAATCTATTCTTCAGAATCAGGTTGAAAAATTTGGTAGGCATTTTTTCAAAGAGGGTTCTGTTGTAATCCCAGGACAAATTGCTTATGATGATGATTATGCATGTGTGCAAATCGATGACACCCACTTAGGACTACCAGTTTCGCTTTACCTAGATTCTCTGAAGGGTAAGTTAATTAAAGGTGAAACTAGTGGAGTAACAGCAAAAGTAGAATATTCTATTACAAATAGACAATCTGAAAGAGGAAATTATACACTATACATTAAATATCAGGGATCCAGTGATCAAGACTTCTCAAGATCTACATTCGTTGATGGTGAAGATCTTTTAGTACAAGAGGATGTTAATTATACTCTATCCAGTATTAGAGCAGGCACTAGTCTTGCTACAACCATTATTTCTCAGTCCACTCAGGTTGGATCTGCTGTAAAAATTGCCAATGGTGTATATTTCATCAGAGGATTTTTTGTCGAAGTACAAGATCAGACAGTAATCCTGGATCAATATGGAAATAAACCTAGCTATCGAGTTGGTCTTCTTGTAGATGAACAAATCGTAACAGCATCTTCATCCAATGAGGATCTTTATGATAATGCTAGAGGATTTTCTAACTTTGCTGCTCCAGGCGCAGATAGATTTAAAATTTCCACAACTTTAGTTAAAAAGTCTTTAACTGACTTCAATGATGAAAACTTTATTGAACTTCTTAGAGTTGAAGATGGTATTGTTTCTAAGTTTGTAAAGACATCTGACTATAACTTAATTCGCGATGAGTTAGCCAGAAGAACATACGACGAATCTGGTGACTATTATATTAGACCTTTTAGTGTTTCGGTAAAAGAGAACCTAAATGATAGAATTGGAAACGATGGAGCTTTCTATTCCAATCAAATAACCCAACAGGGAAATAAACCATCAGAATCTTTTATCAGTTTATCTGTTGGTCCTGGTAAAGCATACGTTCGTGGGTATGAAGTAGAAACTCTCAATACAACTACCATTGATGTCCCTAAACCAAGAGGGACTGAAAAATTATTTAATGAATCGATTCCATTTTCTCTTGGTAAGCAAATCGAACTTAATAATGTCTATGGATCTTCCACAATTGGCATTGGAACTGATACTTATGTAAACCTTCATAAAAATAGAACTTCAACTCCTGGTAGTGCAAGTGGTATTCATATCGGGGTTGCTAGACTATATGATATGAAGTTGAAAAATGCTCAATATGTAGATGCATCTACTATTTTTGAGGCATCTTTATACGATATCCAAACATTTACATACATTGAAATCAACACTCACATGTTGATCAATACTCCTGCTTTGATTGAAGGTCAAAGTAGTGGAGCTACTGGATATGTTTACGAAACAGTAAATGATGTAAGGCAAGTAAAACTATATCAAGTTAATGGTCAATTCCAAGAAGGGGAAGAGATTTATATTAATGGACAATCAGTTTCCAGATCTATTACTAGAGTTGAGGATTATTCAATTGAAGATGTTCGTCAACTGGTAGGAACTGGATCAGTTCCATTTACTGCAGATACGAGACTAAACAAAGGAACTTTAATCGCATCTTTAGGATCTCAATTTAGTATTACTGCTGAGTCTGCAGGTGTTTCTACTGCAACTTGTGCAGCTTTAGAATTTAGTACTAATATTGGTATTAGAACTGGTGATATTATCAGATATAGTGTCTCTGGTAATACTGTTCCAGTTTTCAACGCAATTAAAGAAATTGATATATCTAATAAAAAAATTGTACTTGAAGCTACAACAAATGTAACTAATGTGAACGTTGGAACTCTTCCAGTAAGTCAATTGACCGCTAATGACTTCTTTAAGGTTTCTACGGAAGTCTTGAATACAAATAAGTCTTTCCTGTATTCTGAATTAACCAAACCAAATGTAGCCTCCGTTGATTTCACTGGATCAGACATTATTTTCAGGAAATCATATAGTGTTTCTATTGCTTCTGGATCGTACAGTGCTACCCTAGAATCTGATGCATCTCTAACTCTAGAACCATTTGACGAAGAAGATTACAATTTAACCTTCCACTCTACTGGAGTTGTTGAACCTCTCAATAATCAAAAACTAACTGTTAGTGGAAGAACTATTACTCTTTCTGGATTAAGTGTTTCAAGTGGAAATGCAACCCTCACTGTAACTTGGAAGAAAGTAAATGTAAAGGCAAAAAATAAGGTATTTAAGAGAGCATCTACAAATACTATTAGCCTTTCCGCAAAAAATTCTTCTGGTATTGGTGCTACTACTATTGAAGATGGATTGACCTATAGCACCATCTATGGAACTAGAGTTCAGGATAAGAGATTGTCCATCGGAGTTCCCGATGTATCAAACGTTCTTGCTGTTCTTGAATCGTCATCTCAAACCGATCCACAATTCCCAGTTCTTGTTCTATCCAATCTCAATGCAAATATATTGAATGCACTGAGAGGAGAGAAGATGGTTGGACAGACTTCTGGTGCCGCTGCAGTTTTTGTTGACAGTAATGGTTCCAACGAAGTAGATTTTGTTTATAGAAATGAAAATGCTTTTGAACTTGGAGAAGAAGTTGTATTTGAAGAATCAAATTTGACAGCAACTGTTTTATCTTTTGTCCCTGGAGATAGGGACATTAAGGATAATTTTGAGTTTGATGCGGGACAAAGAGAAGATTATGTTGATTTTTCCGCTCTAGTAAGAAAACCAGGATCTGAGGCACCTACAAGAAGGATTACTATTGTTTATAACCATTTTGTAATTGAACAATCCGACCCTGGTGATTTTGTAGCTATTAACTCTTATGATGCAGATTTATATGCAACCGAAGTTCCCCTAATTGAAGGATACCAACCAGCATCTGATGTTCTTGATTTTAGACCAAGAGTATCTACAGTAGCTCCAAATAGATCACCTTTTGAATTTTTGTCTAGAAATTTTGATCCATATACATCTTCTTCTACTCTTGTAGTTGCTAAGGATAAATCGGTCAATGTAAGTTATGATTACTATCTCGGTAGAATTGACAAATTGTATCTAAGTAAAGATGGTATTTTTAGTTTGTCTGTTGGTGTTCCTGCTATTCAACCGAAGGTGCCAAACACTATTGAAAACGCACTTGAGATAGCAACAGTTTATCTTCCACCATATGTTTATAATGCGTCCCAAGTAGAATTAAAACTTGCCAGACACAAGAGATATCGTATGAAGGATATCTCTATTATCGAAGACAGACTAAAGAACGTTGAATATTATACGGCACTATCCTTACTTGAGTCCGAAACTGCCAACCTTGCATTGAAGGATGCTCAGACAAATCTCGATAGATTTAAGTCTGGATTCTTTGTTGATAACTTTAAGTCAACTACTGGTGGTGATGTTACTAACTCACAGTATAGGGCCAGTGTAGATCCTATTGATGGAAGACTAAGACCACAACACTACACTACTTCATTAGACCTTCTCCTTGGTTCTGAAGCAATCGTTGGTGCAGCAACTTCTTCTAGTCCCGCTTCTGATTATAGATTTGTAAATGATCTTGGGGATAGAAATGTCAAGAGAATTGGTGATGTTGTATGTCTGAACTATAGTGACAAAACATTCCTTGAGAATAAATTTGCTACAAGAATTGAAAATGTAAACCCATTTGCTGTTGTAAACTGGATTGGTCAAATTGAACTCAATCCATCC